GCCGCAAAGAATGCCTCGCTGCTGGCAAAGGTCGCGCTTTTGTCAGAATGCCCAACCATAATCGGGAACACACCAAAGGCCCGGCAGATTTCTTCAATCTGCAAGCGGCGCGTCTCGACATGCTGGGCATCAACGCCAGTCATCGCTAGCGGCATGTATTTCATGGCGTTGTCGAGGATTGCCGTGCCGCTGCGCTTTTCCGCAGTGAAGCGCTGCCAGGATGCCCGAAGGCGATCCATCGCGGCGCTGTCTAGCTTGGCCTCAGTCGTCAGGATGCCCGCCGGCCGTCCGCCATTCTCGTGCAGCTTGGCCTGCGATTGCTCCGCCGCCATGGACAAACCAATGGCTGAAGCCGCCAGCCGCACCGCGTTCAGGCCGCGCCAGTAATCCCACTGCCAACTCGGCAAATGAAACACATCGTCCGGCCCAAGTTCGCCGATGAAGCCAAACTCATCGTGGATGCGATAACGCACCTGATAGCGCGCCGTGCGCTCGATCTGATAATTGCCAGGCCGCACCGGGATTAGTTCTCGCACGCGATTGCCGGCCATCACCTTTACCGCCAAAGCATCGCCGGTCAGCGCCGCGTGAAGCGTCATCGTGCGGCGGAATTCGAAGCTGGTCTGCCATTCATTCGGCCGGCGTGACAGCATCCGAAACTCGGGGATATTGCGCGCGAGCTGGCGCCGCCGGTTGGCATCTTCCCGGAACACGTTGAGCGCAGGCGTAGCGCAGCCGTCCGCAATGGTCTTCACACATGCCAGCACCGTCGCCACCTGAAGCGCTGTCTGCGGCGTCACCGCGAGCCCGGCAACCGTCGCGCCATAGGCGTCGTCAATGCGCGCCATAACCTCATCAAAGGGGCGCGGCGCAGATCGCAAGGATAGCGCACCTCGAAGGCGCGTGATCAAGCTCATTTCACAGGACCACCATCTCCGAGGTTTCAAGATACGAATGGGCTTCAGCCTGCGCCGTTGCGGCCCCTACCGCCATTGCCAGCGCAATCAAGGCGTCAATGCGGTTCACGGCCCGCCGCTTGGAAAACCATGAATTGCCGAACGGGTCATTTTCCGTGCTGGCGCTCATCATGGCCGAAATCAGCACGGGCGAACGGCGCAACCGTATCCGCTTCTCTAGAATAAGTTGCTCCAGCACCAGTTTGGAGCCGGGCATCCACAAGCCCTGAGCGCCCTTCTTTTTGCCGCCCTGCGGATGCTCCACCACGGGCAGCGTCACGCCAAGCGCGTCAAGCTCCGGCTCGAAGTGCTTTTTGAAGCCGTAGCTGTCGTATCCAACCGCAGCGATTTCATAGAGGCCGACCAATTCAGCCAAACGCGCGGCGACAAAATCAAAGCGCACCATCCGGCCAGGCGCGGCATTCAGAAAACCGTCCTTGACCCACAAGTCATAGGGCACGTTGTCCCGTAGCGCGCGCTCGGCAAGCGTATCGCCAGGCGTCCAAGCCTCAACCCAAGCGTCAAAGGTCGGCAAGCGCGCCGTGGTGCCATCCTCGGCCGGCATGTCCACAAAGCCCGTCGGCACAACAAAGGCCAGCGCGGTCAAGTCCTGCGTGGCAGACAAATCCAGCCCACAGAAAACCCGTTCGCCGGTATGCTCAACCTCGGGCTCAAACTCGCTCAGCACGGCTTCAAGCGCCGGGCGAGACATCCACGCCGTTTCGCTGTCCGTCCAATGGCAGAAATGCAGCCGCAGAATGTTGTTCAGCTTGCCAGGGATAGCCTTGGCCTGCCGCACCACGCCTGCCAGGTAATCTTCCTGCACCGTGACGCCTAGCAGCGGGTTTGCCTTCACCCAACAGGCCGGGTCTTCAAGCGGATCGTCGCCGGGGTCCAAAGCGCAAACAAAGCTGAAGGACTCGTCGTCAATGACTTCCCCAACGAAGGTATAGGCCTCGTCAGGTTCGCGCGTTCCGGCTGCCACCCGCACCGCGTGCTGATGCTCTTGCCAGCATACGCTTTGCCGGTCAGAGCCGGAATTGGTCGCCATAATGAGCAACGGTTGCCGGCGCCATTTAAAGCCGCGCTCCAGCATTTCTATTATTGTGCCGTTGCGATGCTCATGCACCTCGTCGCACAAGGCGCAACTTGGACGCGGGCCAGACTGCCCGTCATCGGAAGAAATCGGGCGAAAAAAGCTGCCCGTCTTTAAGTCAGCCAAATTCCAAACCGGGTTGCCCCCGGAAGGCGTTAGCCGTCCCGATAGCGCGGGCGATTGCTGAAACATTGCTACCGCGTCGCGGAACAGGACCATCGCCTGGTCCTTTTTTGACGCCGCCGCGTAAACCTCTGCCCGGTCCTCGCCGTCGGCCGTCAGGCAATACATGCCGACGCCGGCCATCAAAGGCGACTTGCCGTTGCCCTTGGCAATCTCGATATAGGCCCGCCGATAGCGGCGGCTGCCATCCTTCCGGCGCCAGCCGAACAGGCTGCCAACGATGAATTTCTGCGATGCGTGAAGCTTGAACGGGCGGCCCTCAAACTGGCCACCGTTTAGCCTCAGCACAACCTCAAAGAACGCAATGGCGCGGTTCGCCGCGTCAACATCCCAAGTCAGGCCGCGCGCCTTGGCGCCTTTCATGTCCGCCAAATGCCGCTTGCAGGCGTTCCGCACATGCGGCCCGGCTACTATGCGGCGGGCGGTGACGTCCTTTGCCCAGGCGGTTGCTTCATCCGGTAAAGAACCGGGCGGCGGGGTCTTCGGCGCCTTCGCCGGGCGGCGTGGCGTTAATCCGGCTCCTGGCACTTGGCGTCATCCCAAATTCTGCGGCGAAGCGCACCATGTCAGTCGCGGCCTTGTTCGCCGTGCCGACAAGCGGGTTCTGAATTGCATTTCCGTTCGTGGTCTTAATCATCAAGCCGCCGGTCAACTGATCCCGCTTCGCCATTTCGGCTATCGCGCGCTCCGCCTGCACCCAGCGAGCATAGGCCTGGCAATAGGCGGCAAGCGCGGCGCGATCCACACCGGAAAGCAGGCCGATCTTGTAAAGTTCCTCAGACACCCGGCCCCATTCCACCTTAGCCTCGTCCGCCAAGTGAGGCGGCGGGGAAGGTAGCGCGGGCGCCGTCTTAGCTTCAGCCTTCGGAAGCGCGCGCTTGCCGGGGTTGCCGGTGACTAGCTTCAGGTGCGTCGGCTTAGGCTTGCGGCCGGCAGTCATGCTGCCTTCTTGCCGATGCGCTCAGCCTCAAGTTCTGCATAGGTGCGGCCATCGCTTTCTAGCGTGGCGAATTGACCGCTAAAATTCTGCCAGCGCTTCACTGCAACGTCCGAATATTCCGCGGCCAACTCCATGCCAAAGCACGAGCGCCCATTTTTCTGCGCGCTGATTAGCTGCGTTCCGCTACCACAGAAGGGCTCAAATACAATGTCGTCGGGATCAGAGAACGCTGTCAGCATCTCGGACACGAGATCCACGGGGAAAGGCGCGGGGTGATCCAGACCCTTGCCGACTTTACCGACTTGCCGCGTGATGCGGATCACGCTGTCGGGGATCTTGTTCGGCTGCGCGCTTGCTTCGGAACTAGAGAATGCTTTAGGCACTCCATCCTTGCCACGCATCGTGGACTTAGAAGCGCGGACGCCGATGTTATTCGGGTCCTTTGCCTTCGTCTTTCGCGCACGCTCAGCCACGCGGTTGAAGTGAAACACCCACTCATGCGACGGCGCCAGCCTACCGTTCCAGTCACCCGGCAATCCCGGCCCCTGGTCCCACACATACCATCCAAACCGCCGCCACCCTGCTGCGCGCATCCACTCGATCCAGCCATCCCAATACGGGAGCCATTCGCCGTCTCTGTGGATTAAGCCAAGGTTGACCAAAACCTGCGCATCATGTTTGAGCGGCAACAAAGAAAAGACGCCTTGCATGAGCGCGTCCCAATCCGAGATGCCGCCGGACTTGTAATCCCGCTGCTGCCCGTAAGGCGGCGACGTGAAGCACAAATCTGCTTCCTGGCCCGCCATAAGTTGCGCGATGTGCTGCGGGTTGGTGCTGTCCCCACACATGAGGCGATGACGGCCCATAATCCACACGTCACCGGGACGCGTGACCGGGTCGGGAGCAGGCTCAGGAACAACATCGGACTTGCCCCCGTTTTCGTCTAGGGGATCAATTATCAGCGCAGCCAATTCATCCGTCGAGAAACCCGTCAGGCCAGCGTCGAAGCCAAGCTCGACCAAGCCCTTCAACTCACCGGACAGCATGGCGGTATCCCACCCGGAATTCAGCGCCAGCTTGTTATCCGCCAGCACATAGGCCCGGCGCTGCGCCTCAGACCAGCCCGCCGCAACCATCACCGGCACTTCTGCCAGGCCAAGCTTACGCGCCGCCATAACGCGCCCATGGCCAGCAATAATGCCGCCAACCTCATCCACCAGCACCGGCACGGTCCAGCCCCATTCGCGAATCGAGGCGGCAATCTGCGCCACCTGTTCCTCGGAATGCGTGCGGGCGTTCCTGGCGTAAGGGATCAGCGCATCAATCGGGCGCCGCTCTACCTTGTCTGCCGGCCATTCAACAGTCATTCGACCCCCGGTCTCCATTTCGCGGCGCTGTGCGCGGAGGCC